GCCGGCGGGAGTTCGATCTCGGCATTGAACCAAGTCGGGGCATCCGGCGGCGCTGGCGGTACGAGTGGAACTCCCACGGGGGGGGCAGGTAGCGCCGGCAGTGGAGGTGGCGGGGGGTATTCATTTTCGGGCACGGCTACATCTTCCGGCGGTGGGGGTGTCGGTGGAGCGGGCACTGAATGGGATTCATCACATGGCAGCGGCGGCGGCGGCGGTGGCGGTGGCGCATCCTCTAGTGGGGTAGGCCGAGGGGGCAATGGCGGCAACGGTGGCGCTTATGGTGGTGGCGGTGGCGCTGGGGGGTGGGCCACAACCGGCACTAGCAGCACCACGGGAGGGACGGGCGGCGCTGGCCTGATCACCGTTGTTTACACGCCATCATCGCCAGCCGCGTTAGTTGCTTCCGGAAACATCGTCGTTGGCGCGAACTTAATTGCTCAACTCGTTGCTGGTGTCGTTGCTTCTGGGGCGCTCTCTGCCAATGCTATTCCTGAAACGTTCGCAAGTGCCGTGCTCAGCGCGACCGGCAGCCTTGCCGCGACGCCCGGAGAGTTGGCTGTACTCGCGGCATCGTTTCCCGCGTCTGGGGCGCTCTTCGCAAATGCGCTGCCGCAAGCTTTTATTAGTACGAGCCTACCCGGAGCAGGCGCGCTTATCTCGACGGTATCCGCGCCGGCTGCGCTTACCGCGGGGCTCGCAGGATCCGGAGCGTTGGCGACACCGGTCGCGGTCCTAACTGCGATTACCGCAGCACTCAACGGGGTGGGTAATCTCACCGCGGGGGCAGTGCCGCAAAATTTTGCCGCTGCCCAACTTGCTGCATCAGGAGTGTTGAGTGCGCCGGTCGTCGAGCTGGCAGCAGCTGTCGCCGTCCTTCCCGCATCCGGTGTGTTGAATGCGGTCTTGCTCCCGGAGACCTTCATTGGTGCCGGGCTTGCTGGGTCGGGCACGCTGACAGTCCCGGGTTCGGTGCTGGCGATTATCACCGCGGGGCTCGCTGCATCTGGTGTTTTGACGGTTCCACTCGGAGAACTCGCGGTCGGGGCGGCGAGCCTGAGTGCTTCCGGTGTGCTTTCCACATTCATCCCCGCGCCCGGCATCAATCCGGTGTTGGCGGCGAGCGGCGCGCTGACGGCTAAAGTCCTTGAGCAATTGGCGGTCGGATCGAACCTTACAGGATCAGGGGGCTTGCAGGCACCGGTAAGTGCCCGTCTCGCCCTCGCAGCGGCAATGCCTGCCTCGGGTGTCCTGCAGGTGCCATTAGCCGAGATCGCCGGTCTAGGCGCTGCGAGCTTAGCGGGGTCTGGCGACCTGCAAGCTCTCTTGATTCGCGGGGGAGGTGCGCAGCTTGCGATCGCCGCCGCGCTATCTGCATCCGGATCGCTGGCGGCGACTTTGACCCCTCCGGCAGCTTTGTGGCTGGTCACCGTTGCTTTGAGAGCCGATGGGTCTCTCGTTGTTGCCCTAAATGCTGTGACCCCGGAGCCGGGGCCCGGTCCGTCGCCGATTCCACCACCCGGCGGGTTCATTACGTTCTCCTACACCGAGGAATTCTCTACATTCCCTGTGCTGGCCGGGAAGGTTCTATTTCCTGCTGAGGAAGCCTTCGCTACATTCCCTGCTACCAACGGGTTTATCCGATTCGCGGGATCGACCAAGAAGGTGAAGTGAAATGGCTTGGCGTCACACTGGCCGCGCAAGGGTTAATCCCCGAGCACCATCTGCCTTTGGAGTGTGCCAGGGTTGCGGGTTTTGGTATAATCTAGACAACCTAGCGTACCAGTTTGAGTGGCGGGGCCCGCGGCTGATGAACACCCGGAAACGGGTATGCCCGAAATGTCTCGACAAACCCTTCATTTTCAATCGCCCAATCGTAATTCCCCCAGATCCTGTCCCACGGATGGATCCTCGCCCGGAGAACTTCGCGGCGCTCGACCAGGGGACTTATCCGCTGCCGCCGCTGCCGTGGCCCGTGCAGCCGGTGGGCCCGGTCAATCCTAGCGCGCCGGCGCCACCGCAATTCGCGGTGCCGCAGGTGGAGCCCTATCTTCCGCCGGCCTTGCCGCCGCCCTTTGTGCCGCCGGCGATCGAAAGCGAGCCCTGACAGTGAGTTTCCTCGATCGACTAACGGGCCTCGTCATTTGGGTCATAGTAATTGGCGCTGCGGCTATCGGGGCGCTTGTCATCCTCGGTGTGCTGCGAATCGGTAATGCCGAGGCCGCATCGTCGATCAGTCCGACCTTGCCGCAGGATGGCCTGCCCTATTCTGCATCCATCATCAGGAATCAGTTCCAAAGAGCAATTATCGATATCGATGCGCTCCAAAATCTGAACGCCGGACCTTCACCGCCGAGCAATCCGTCGGCCGGATATCTCTGGCTGAAGCAGCCGCAGAGTCAGACGATCTGGACCGTGATGTTCTTCGATGGTGTGCAATGGATCCCACTTTTCGCGGTTGACAGCATCAACCACCTCTCGATGCCGCCGATCGGCGGCGGCAACTTGCCGAGCCTGCTGACCGCCGTGACGACGGATCTCGGCTCGGTGCCGGAAGCCTCGCTTTATCTGACCGGCGCGAACACGATCCAATCGTTTGGGAGCACCGCACCAGCCGGCACGATCAAGGTGGGCATCTTCCAGGCGGGAGCGGTTCTGACATCGAGCTCGAGCTTACTGCTGCCAGGGGGCGCGAACATCGCGCAACAAGCCGGCGACGTGATGATCGCCCTGAACCAGGGTGCCGGCGTGTGGAAAGTTCTGTTCGACACCCGCGTCAGTGGGGGCGGAGGAGGAGGTGGTGGCGGCGGCGGTCCGATCCCGCTCGGTGTGAGCTTCACTGCGACGCCGGGGGTCAACAACGCCTCTCCGTTGCCGCCCGGCTCGACCCTTTATGGTCAGACCTTTGCACAGGCTGCGACCGCGCTATCGGTGCCGGCGACACTCGCCGCAAATCAGATGGGTGGGCTTTGGGAAGCAACGGGTGGGAGCGTTGTCCCGTTCGTACTTGGAGCCGCAGGTACGGTGGGCTTTGAGAACGGCGTGGGAGTCTGCTTTGTCGGGGTTGGAACTGGTGGATTCTCATTAGCTGCATCGAGCCCATCGCTCTTGCAGGGGGTGCAAACCTCGGGAGGTGTTGCGAGCTACGCGCAATATTCAAACGCGTGTGCGGTCTCGAACGGGACAAATTGGGATGTCTCTACGTCGAACACCGACCGTCCTTACGACATCGCATTCACCCTGTCGGGGCTTCCGGTCAATAGCCAGAGGATCGCTTTTGCGGTAACCCGTGCTGCGACTTGCTCGGCCGGGTTCCCCGGTGCAGTGGGGATTGCTCGGGTGGGAGCGACGGCGTCAGCGGTCGTCACGATAAACCAAGTGACGGGGGTTACTGTGACGGCGCGCGGGACCCTGACCTGGGGCGCCGGCGGATCGAGCTATCAGGCGGCGACGATTGCTTCCGCGAGCGGGATGGTGCTTGCGCCGGGAGATCTCGTACAGGCCGTGTTTCCGGCAACCGCCGATGCGACGCTCGGCGATGTCGCGATCACGATCAACTGCCAGCGGTACTAGATGGACTACTGGGAAAATCTTCGCACGCTCGTCCAGATGGCGGGCGAATCGGGATACCAGGACGATCCTGATTTTCTGGCGATCATCCCGGCCTGTATCGCTTCGGCCGAGAATCGCATCCTGCGAGATTTGGATCTCTTGTCGACGCGGGTGACAGACAGCACGGGCATGCTGACCCCGAACCGGAAACTATTCGTCCTGCCGACCGACGTGGGTACGTTTATCGTGGTGGAGCAAGTCAGGGTGATCACCCCGAACCCTGCCGGACCCGGCACCCCCGGGATCTTCGGGCCGCCGCTGCTGCCAGTATCCAAAGACACGATCGATTGGCTGTGGCCGGACGAAAATGCGCCGACGAGCCCGAGCATCCCGACGATGTGGTGTCCGAACGATCAGGCGAGCGTGTTTGTCGCACAGCCGCCGGATCAGGATTATTTCGCCTCAGTTTTTGGCACGATGCGGCCGGCGCCCCTTTCGCCGCAGAACCCGACGACGTTTATTTCAAGTCAGCTTGCGGATGTATTTCTTGCCGCTCAGATGATTTTTATTTCGGCGGAACAGAAAAACTGGTCGGCGATGGCTGATGATCCGCAGTCAGCGCTTAGCTGGAACAATGAATATGAGCGTTTATTGAGACCATCGCTTGTAGAAGAGGCACGGAAGAAATTGCTGTCTGTTGGATGGTCCGCGCGCCTTCCGTCGGCACCCGTTGACACGCCACCGATGCCAAGGAGCTAGGACCACACCGAACCATACCAAACCTTGTCTGTCCTGACCGCAACGCTCCAGACCTCACACAACCCGATCAGACCGCACCGCACCATAACCAAACGCACCGCTGCAGACCTCACACAACCCGATCAGGCCCAACCCCACCATACCGCAACCCCACCTGCTTAATCTTTTTTCGGTGACGTGTCTGCTCGTGCTGTCTCGCCGCGTCGATCGAACTAAACATTTTGTCGCAAAAAGCACACTGAACATGTCGACCAGCACCGGCCACTGTCGGCCGCGCGCCGCCGCGCCGTGTGCGACGGTGGAAATCTCCTCGCTCAGTTTTCATTAAAGCCACATCTCACCATAGCGGACCCGAACTTACCGTGGCTTGCCGTAACACACCGTACCACAGCGGACCATACCGAACCGGACCAGACCAGCAGCGAACCGGACCGGAGCTAACCACAGGCATACCGCACCGAAGCTTACCAATCCGAACCCCATCATGTCGCAGCCGAGCTCACACCACACCTAAACAGAACCTTACGTAGCACACCCTACCGGAGCTGATCCTATCCCTTCGAATCGGACCGAACCAAAACGGAGCGAACCAAACCAGATCCGTTAGATAGCTGGTCGGACTGCAAAATGAGTGACCTGAAACCGTCCGTAGGTTGGACGAGAGTCGCCAAGGCCACAGAAGCGGCCAGCGCGTGTGATCGTTTCATTTAAGTCTTGCGCCGGAATGTACTCGGGTAGCAAGACTTCAATTTCCCATTCGGCTGACCATCCCTGGTGTAGAGCTGGCCGTGTCCTGGTGATTGCGTTGCGTTGCACGACGACACGGCACTTATGATCATAGTCCCACTTCCGTGTCCGTTTTTCGCCACTGGCAAGTGATACCTCGGCCATCTTTGTGAGGACGACGATGCCGGCTTTGAACAAGTCAACGGCTGATTTACGCGGTGAACGAGGATCTTGTTTATATTTACCAGCATTTACGATGGACATGCGAAGTTGTTCCCCTGGGATAGCAAGGTATCCGCCATCTGATCTGTAGACGTAGCTTTCGAGATCGTCAGTTTTTTTAGCCTTTGATCCTTTCGCGGCGCGACCTTTTGCTTCAACCGCTTCGACATTCCAGGCGTGATATATATAATCTGCTGAACCAGTTATTCTCACAGTAGCGATATAAGGTTCCTCGAATAGGATGATTTCTTCAGCCCCATTGGTAGGAACCTGCCCGCCGAGGGAGATGACTTCTGCTTGTGCCGTTGCTCTTGATCTTGCCATAACACAGTCTCCTTCGCGTCGGCCCACTACGCCCAGACGCGGTCAGGGGTCACAAACGAGTTTGCGACACCAACGCGAAGGAGATTTCGAGAAGGCGCCGCGTCTCTTTGGAGAGGGTAGTGGCCCTCACCTTACCCAAACCCAACACCACACCTTGAGGGCTGGATTCGCATCGTCATTGGTGGTAGCCGCCACCGGGAAATGATAATAGCCTACCCGTTCTGATGAGGCAAGGATCTGCTTTGATCCGGTACGGAAAGGTTCGGAAAGCTGTGTTCGGGTCGGGTCGGTTGATTTCTGGTATGGTGAGTTCAGATTTCGGTTCGATCGGCTAAGGTCTTGGTCAGGGTAGGCTCGGGCAAGGTACGGAGTGCTCTGTTTGGGTGAGGAATGGTCCGGTAGGGAAAGGTGGGCTTCGTTCGGGAATGGTATGCTAGGAAATGGTCGGGAGTGCTCTGTTAAGGTGAGGTATGCTTTGGCAGCGGTCCGTTGGGGTGTGGTGAGCTACGGCGAGGTCAGCTACGGTCGGGAAGGATTTGGTAAGGTGAGGTAGGCTAAAGGTATGCCTGTTGCTCCGATTCGCCTGCGACCTGGAGTTAATCTTGAAGAAACTAGAAGTCTAAACGACTCAGGCTGGTCCGAATCCAAGTCGATTCGGTTTTTCGGCAGCGAGGGTTTGCCCGAAAAAGAAGGCGGCTTTGTCGCCTTTGTTCATGCGACGCCGAACTCCGGCGTTCCCCAAGTCATGCGCGCATGGACGGCACTGAGCGGCATTTCATTGCTTGGGATCGGATTGAGCAAGCGAGTCAATGTCTCTGACGGAGGGGGCATTTACGACCTCACGCCCAATACAGTCTCGAGCAGGATCCCGCTTTCGCTCAGTACGACATCCGGCAGTACGACGGTCGTCATCCATGACAGCGTCAACGCCCCGACAGTCGGGGAGTGGATACAAATCCGCGATCCGGTGTCAGTGTCGGATATCCTGCTTTTGGGAAGTTACGAAGTCATCTCGGTCGGAGCAGGGACATATACGATCGCCGCGGAGGCAGTGATCCCAGGCACGGTAGTTGCCGGAGGAGTGGCTAGGCAATTCATAACAACAGCCGGGAGCAGCATTGTCCAAGTCGACTTGTTTGCGTATCGCGTTTTCCCCGGAGATGTCATAACGGTCCCGGACCCTACGACAGTCGGTGGAATAGTATTAGATGGAAATTATCTCGTCGTTTCAAGATTGTCATTTTCGCTGTGTACGATAGATGCCGGCCAGGTGGCTACAAGCAACGACACAGTTGTTGAGAATGGTGGCGATTTACAATTAACGTTTCTTACCCCGCCAAGCGGGAGTGGTTCTCAGGTTGATATGAATATCCCTGACGCGACAATGACGACGTTCGGGGAGTTTCTCTTGTGGTGCCCACAGGGCGGCCCAGTCTATGTCTGGATGCCGGAAAATAATCCGATACCCCTGGAGCCGGTGATGACGGCGCCGCTTTCGAACAATATTATTTTTGTAACCAGCCAGCAGCAGATGTTGTTTTGCTGCGGTACGGTAAATCTCGCGACCGGAACCTTCGATCCGATGTTGATCCGATTTTCCGACGTGGGTGACTACACCGATTTCGTGCCGAGCTCGACGAATCAGGCGGGATCATATCGCTTGGTGGCAGGCAGCAAGATCATAGGCGCTTTGCCCCAGACGTCCGGTCCTCTCTTCTGGACTGATCTTGCACTCTACCAGGGGATCTACAAGCAGCCTCCCCTGGTCTGGGGTTTTCAGCCGCAAGGATTGAATTGCGGATTGGTCGGCCCACACGCTTTCGGGACGATGGGCCAGATCGTCGTGTGGATGTCGCAGAACAACTTTTTCGCTTGGCAGGGCGGGGCACCGACCCCTCTCCCTTGCACGGTCTGGGATCTCGTCTTTAAAAATATCGATCGTGCGAACATCTCGAAAGTCGTATGTGAAACCAATACCTTTTTTGATGAGGTCAGCTGGGAAGTCCCCCAGATAAACGGGACGGTGACGCGAGCACGACTTAAGGTCGAAACCGGCAATTGGGATTATACCATTCTCCCGAGTAAAGCATTCCTCCCGAGGACGGCATGGCTCGACCAGTCGGTGTTCGGCGCTCCGCTTGCGACCGATGCGACAGGCCAGGTATGGCAGCACGAGAAAGGCACCGATGCCGGCACTGAGCCACTGGAGTGGTCTCTGAAGAGTGGGTTGATCGAAATCGCCGAAGGCGATCGCGTCACCTTCATCCGGGGATTCTATCCAGACATCAAATTTACGCCGACAGGGGAGCCAGGGCCGGGGGCGGTCGAGATGCTGATCTATTTCTGGGGATATTCTCAGGATCCGCCACGGGTCAAGGGGCCGTTCCCGGTCAATTCGACGACTCGGTTCGTGCCGTGCAAGGGTCGGGCGCGGGGCATACAGTTCGAGTTCCGCGGTCGGGACCTCGGATCGTGGGCGCGCATCGGCCGCCCGACCTATCGCGGGGCTCCTGACGGACGCCGGCCATGATCGGCAGAGATGGGGGCATATCGGCTGGCATCATCCCGGGGTTGGCTCAGCTCGATACCGATTTTCAGGAACTGATCCGATCGATCAACCGGCTGATTATCCAGACCTCGCTC